TGGTTCTGGTGTGTTTTTCTTTTTGGGGTAAACTGGTTTTCCCCCTTTTTTTATAAATTGGGGATTTTTTTCAATTCCCCCCCCCCCCCCATTATAATGTTTTATTAATGCCGTACAAATAAAAAACACCCGATTCTATATTACCTGTCGAAAAAAGAAATCTTACAGCGTCAACATCAGCAGACGTATTTCTTTCCCCCATTCCATTAATGAACCCTCTGTCACCGTTACTTTGAGTGTATTTAACACTATACATTAATGCAAAATATTGAGCAACTGAAGGTCTTATTAACCGGATCGTTCCAGAGACTCCGGTTTCGTTTGTATCACTACCAACTGTATTAGATGCAGTTATTAAAATAGCTGCACTATTACTAGACCCATCACTAATAACCCCCCCTGCACCGACAATACCACCAGCAGACCAGGCATAGTCAGAAGCACCGGAATCATAGGTTGATCCACCATCAGTCGAAGTCCTTAAAAATAGATTTACAGCATCCGTCGCTGGAATTACGTTATAGAACCTTATTTCATATTCGTCATATGTTGAATTTATCAGTGAATCAAAATCAATCGTTGTGTCAGATGACGCTGTTTTTTCAGCGAGCAACACAAGACCCCCACCACCTGACGGATCAGCCCATTCAGGAAGTACCGCGCCCATTGTAAGAACTTGCCCCGACGTACCTTTTGCTAATCTGGCAAGTACATTCGCAGCACTGGCATATAAGATATCACCAGCAGTGGTCAATGTAGCTTTTGATTCAAGAGGTAAAGCAGGAACCCCTGCACCAGCGTCAACAAGCTTCAGAACTTCACCAATTGCTGTTCCGATTCTTAACTGATCTTCAGGAAAAACACCATTACCCGAACCGTCATCAATCAATTTAGCAAGATTTCCAATTGCTGTTCCGATTCTTAACTGATCTTCAGGAAAAACACCATTACCTGAACCGTCATCAATAAGCTGAACAACATCCCCAACATCCAAACCGACAAGAATTGATGAAGCAAGGATTGCCGTATTTTCAAAACCCGAAAGATCACTTTTCCATCTCAGAAATTTCTGAGATTCCGGATCAGGTAACGCTGTGATTGCATCCCCGGTGTAACTTTCAGATAACCGCATTGACCGATTTAAAATGTCTGTGATTTGCTGAACTAAAAAAGTCAATTTATCCATAGCAGCTTCATGAACATCAGGAAAAAAACCACCCTGCGATGAAAAGGCAGTTCCTTGAGTCTGCTTATAATTAGACCTGATATACCACACATAACCCGTTGGTAATGCTCCGGCCACCCTGGTTACAGTTCCACCAGCGTCAACACCTATATCATTCACCATGTAATCTGTATCAACTGTGAGAGTAGTTTGAAAACCTGCGTCATCAGTCTCATAAACTATCAATTGAGTTTTATCTTCAACCCTGAAGTTGTAATCAAACTCATCAGCAATATCATTGCCAGGATACGGCCCTGATGTAATGCTTGTCGTGTTAACTGTCATTTAATCTCTCCTTGGTCCAAATAATAATTGCCTGAATGCAAGATCCTCACCTTCCTCCAACACCTGATATAAATGCTCACCGGTGGCCCATGCCTGACCGGTACCGGGTAAACCTATTACAGCACCAACTGCTTTACTCACACTTTTTGCCTGCGCTTTTGTTACTTCCTCATCTGTCAAAATACCTTCTAATAAACCCGGTGCGGCCTGTGTGGTTTGTTCGATCAAAGAAGCAACCGGTGATATATTGTAACCATATTCACCTACTGTGGCGCTTGCTATGTCACGGACAAAGGGTACAGATTGAACCGGATACAATGCAACATTTGTTAACATTTTCTGAAGTTTTTCTTCAGGTTCTTTGTCTTCACCACCGAACTCACCGCGCATTGCCATTTCAAACAGAACAGGAACAATGAACAGAAAAGCGGTCTTTGCTGCAATTGTCGTGGTTGAATATTTTCTTGCTTTTACACCTCTAACCAGATCCCTTTCAAGGTTCCACAAAGAAGAAAAGTATGTCATGAACATGGTCAACATTCTACCTGTTTCAGATTGTCCTCTCATGATAGCAGCCATGTCTTTTGTAATACCAGACCCTTGGATATTTTCAATTGCCCAATCTGCATATTGATAAGCTTTTTGTTCATCGCCACTTCTTTTCATTTCAGCAATATATCCAGCGTGCCATGTAGGTAAATCTACCATATAAGTCTGAATCAAAGCAATGTGTTTCATGGATGCTTCTTGAACTGCCGCTTTGAAACCCTTTTTATCTTCAAGTTTTCGCATGGCGTTTTTAATTTCCCGGTCCATGGTGTTCACCCGGTGGTTCATTACTTTTGAATTTTCTTTGGCAAAATCCCAGGAATCACGCATTGTTCTTGGGCTGCCGACCACAGACCGCAATGCTTGTAAGGTTGAAGCCGTTCCCATTTCAGCAAAAGCATTGGATAAACCAGCAATCTGGATGATACCGGTGGACGCTTTGAAACCCATGACACCAAGGGTGATACCGAAACGCAACCTTTGAAGAATATCATCCCAAAACATTTTCACCGGTGCTTCACGCCCATCTTTTGCAATATCATTCAACCATGGTCTTAATTGAGCATATTCATCAGGTCCAAGTTTTGCTTTGATGGTGTTTGTAACTTCATTGTTTCTGATCAGTTTATTAACCTGCCTGACTGCATCATGATGAGTGATGTAATGAATGGTTTCCTGAAAATGATTCTGGACCACATCAAGCGACAGTCTGACCGGTGCATAATATTTAGTTCGCTCATTGGTTGCACCGATGTTGACCGACGCCTGAATGCTTGCAGTGTTGGAAAACATTGATTCAGTTTGAGCATTTAACTTATCCTCCTGCTCTTGAACCCTGTTGTTTCTGGATGGGTCATACTTCATCGGGTAATATCCACCGTTGAGAGTCATTCCCTGCACTTCAATGGGCGTTTTCTCAATCTTAGGTGGTGTAAGCCCTGTTGTTTTCCTGTGAACTTCAGCAAGGGCAGGGTAAAGTGTTTCCATTTGATCCCATATAGTTTGGACAAGTTGCCAATCAGATACGGTCATTTTTGAAAGAACTGCCTGAAGTTTTGGGTTCTGAAAAGAAATCGTGGTATCATCATCAGGGTTTGCCCAACCTTCACCAAGGAGTAATTTTCTAAGATTAGATTCATTCCCCGTATTCAAAGCAACTGCGATGATTTCATGCCCCATCATGTTACCGGTATGAAATGCAGTCCCGGCAATTTCAGGAATATAATATTTAGTATTATGACGTTTAATGTCTTCCTTACTGCGATTCAAGATCATGTCCATGACCGGCTTTGCCGCTTCATCCCATAACCGAACTTCAGCGTCATAAGCGTCAGTGAAACGCTGAACCAGTAATTGATGACTCATTCCCACCCGTTCACCGCCATCAAGCCAGGACGCCATGAAGGGGATCTTGGTCATCTGTGCCATTGCCCACCGGCCCCATTTTTGCCATTTGGCAGGATCATCAGCAACACTGGCAGTTGGTGTGAACTTTGACTCAACTTTCTCATTCATGTTATCAACCCAATCATTGACAACTTTTAGAAAGTCAACTTTTTCTTGAAGCAGATCGATCTTGTTTGAATACCTGGCAACATGTTCAATATTCTTCACAGAGTCGTTTATACCCTGTAAATCGGCATAAGGAACATTTTTCCAATGGGTAATATAACTTTCGTCAAGAACGGCGTTGGAAAGCATTAAACCGGCACCTTCATTTTCAATCTGTTCTTTCATCCAAGTATTGATATTTTCCACGGATTTCAATGTTGCAGATTTCCGAAATTCAAATCGATTTAGGATTTTTTCAAGCTGGTCCCAATAACCACCGTCTGCTTTTATGATTTCTTCACGGACTTTTTTCTTATTGTATCGGGACATCCTGTCAACAATTTTCATGGTGCCAGCTTTTGCTTCTGCCGCTTCCATTCCCAGGTAATAATTCATAACCTGTCTCATTTTGGCAGATGCAGCAGCTTCTTTGTTCCCTTCTTTCAAAGCGGCAGTTGATTCCTGTGCAGCCTTTATTTCAGCTTTACGATATTTCCCAGGGAAGATCTCCCTGAAGGAAAGTTCACCGATCTTTTCTTTTGTAAGTGCTTTGATAGTCTTTCTATCAATAGTCGGTACAGATGTGTTTCGTGAAAGAACTTTTAACTCCTGAAGAATCAGTCTACCCCGTTCTTCATTTTTCACCGCATCATCAGCAGCGCGTTCAATTGTCCCGTCGGTCAAGATATCACCGTGGCGTTCAATCATGATTGCTTCAGCCCTGGTGTCAGCAACTTCTTTTATAGATGGCGCATTGACAATATCATTCAACATTTCAGCACCGGAATTATAACCGAACATTGCAGCAGCTTGATCAGGGTGAACACCCTTGTGTTCTTTGGCAGTCATGCCCCTTAATTTCGGACTGACTCTGATTGATTTTCTGCCAATTTTATCAGTTTTTTGTTCACCGACTATATCTTTGACAGTGGCAAAATCCAGTTTGATATCACCGTTCCTGAGTTGATCAGCAGCAGTGTAGACTTTTTCAGTTTTAAGACTTTCGATTTCTTCATTAATCAGATCGGTTTTTTCTTCTTTCCACCATTTCTCAGTCTGCCGGGTAAGCTGCTTAATCAGTTCATCACGTAGAGTTTCAGTCTGTTTATCTTTGATTTTCTCCTGTCTTTTCTTGTAAGCTTCAAATTCTTCTTCGGTCATCCCTGCCATGGCAGCACTGGTGAACATTGGTTCAAACCTGCTCCTTGCTTCCGCTGCTGCAATCTGTTCTTCGGTGGCAAGCAACCGGTCATAAAGCTGTCTCATTTCAGCATCAAGTTTCACCTTCAGATCACCACGAATCGCCCTGTAAATCTGAGTTAACCATCTGGCAATTGTAGCAAATGCGTTTCTGAGTTCAATGGATGGCGCAACACCTTCCATCAAATAAGTTTCAAATCCACGGGCAAACTGTTCATGAATTGCCCTATTGACTGCTGCATCTTTTGACGGTGACTCAGTGGTTCCCTGGTCGATATAAGCGATTACATCAGGTTCAGATACTTTACCCCTGGTTCCTGCTGAATCTTGTTTTTCTGCATCATATTCTTTCTTATTTAGAAACTTGTTTGCTTCTGTTGCTACGGTGGCAGCATCACGTTTATACCAGTTGTTTATGGACTGATACATGTCAGTACCACCTTTACCTTCCATGTCATACATAAAGTGACCGTATTCATGCAGGAAGGTGGAAAGGTTTGATGTCTCAGTCATTCTGATCAGAGAGTTTTCAGGATCATAATATCCCCTTGCCCCTGGTTGCCCTGGTGAGGTTGGTTGTTTGAAAATATTAGGATCGGCAGGATCAAATGTTCCTATATTCTCAGTGGTAGTATCAACATTCTGTCTCAAGATATTAGGATCAACAGGGTCAAATGTACCCCTGTTATTAACTGATTTTATTTGGGTGGGGTTGAACACTGCGTAAGATTTACCAAGTGTCTGGCCATCTTCAACACCTTCATCGAGAACAGCACCATCATACCCTGCTTCTTTTAAACGATCCACAACATCTTTGTCATCAAGTAACAATAACAATTCTTCTGTGTTAAATTGGTATTGTTTTTGAACAGGGTGATCACTCATTTCTTCAGCAACACCTTCTTGTATCAAATCAACACCGGTTAATTCAGTAAGTGTTTGAAATAATTCACGGCTGTTTGCTCTTTCAGCAACAACATCACCGTTAGAACCGGTTGAAATATAGTTTCCTGTTTCCGAATCAAAAACACCATCTTCACGGGATTCATATCTATCAGGCAACTTACCAGTTAAATCTATTGGGTTTTTAAGATCTATATAAACATCAAGAATTTTAGCGTCACCACCTTTAAATTCTTCCCTGTTTTTTGCAAAAACCTGTGCTGTATCTCTATTTGCAGTGAAAAAGAAAGCAGGTGTTTCAACTTCATATTCGGCACCAAAAATACCTTCTCTTAAACTCTTTGTCGGTTTAAACTCCGTGAAGTCAGCACTTGTCCCGTGATAAACAACCAACGGTTCACCCTGATCATCCACCACCTTGGAATCACCGAACCAGTTTTTGAAGTTCTCAGACTCAGTGACAATCTGACCTGTCTGGTCATACTCCATACCCTGAGTCAGAACATCAAGCTCACCTTCAAGCCTTGCTTTCTCACCGGTCAACGGTCCTTCAATCTTCAGACCTGATTCTTCATAGACCTGCTGAACTGATTTATTCTCACGTTGAGCTTTTGCAGTTGCCCAGGCTGGTACCAGGTTAGCCATAACTGAAGCATTCTGAGGTGTGACCCTGCCTGAGTCAATCAACTGCTGTCTAACAGTCTGATAGATTTCCTGTGCTTCAGCATATTCAGAAACATTTTCCTGTGCTGTATCCAGCATTCTTTGAACATAGTTCTGAGTTTCAACCTGTGCCTGTTCTTGTCTAAACGGTGAAACGGTTTCCTCACTCATGGTCATGCTGTCACGCAATGCGTCAAAATGTTCTGTCCCGGCAATTTCCACGGCAAAGTCAGCAACGGGAACCTGGACCTCACCACCCACAGCAGCAGCTTCACGAACCTGTTCATCAAGTATCTGCAATGCCGGATCTGCATCAATTTCATCCTGACTTTTTTCCTGAAGATAAAGGGCAGTTTGAGAAGCATCAATGAAGACAGTGGTGTTATTGTCACCATCTGCTTTTTCAACAAATTGTTTAAATGATTCTTTGTCACGGGCTTTTAATTTTGACTGTTCAGCTTGACTGTTCAGCCTGTCAATAGTCTGCTGACCGGCAACATATTCCTGTTGCTTCTTCTGCTCATCACTCTGCAAAGCGTCCATTGTTTTTCTGATACCGGTTGCAATGCCGATCTGTGCGCCACCGGCAACCACCGTTGCAATTGCTGTGACTGCCTGTCTCTGCATCTGGATGGCAACAATATCTTCAACAGTTTCAGCGTTTTCAATTTCTTTATCCAGACCGAAAATATATTGATTCAGACTTTGACCGAGTGTGGCAAGCTGCTCTGTTCCCATCTCCTGAATGGCAAACTTCAATGCCTGTTTACCCAAACCTTTAACTTCACCGGTGATAAAATTTTCAAGGGTTTTCAAAGGAATTAATTCAGTTCCAACTTCAATGGCAGCATCAATCATGCCAAACCAGCTTGCTTTTTCAGGAGTAAAACCTTCAGCAATACCTTCGGCATAACTGGCACCGAAAGATTGTGTTCCAATTGTGGCAAGTAACGGCGCTGATCGACCACCGGACAACAGCATTAAACCGAAGCCGGGTGCCATGTTAGCAAGAGATTCAACACCACCCCTGACACCCTGTTCAAGTATATTCAGATCTTCAGGTCTTAATTTATCCATAACCTTTTTAGATTCACGCAACCTGGTCAAAATTCCTTCAGTTGCTTCTTTCTTTGCCTGTTCCATGACAGTATCATCATCAAGATCAACATTGATTCCGAACCTTGAGAGAACATCTTCAGTGTCACTTTTTGACATTTCAATACCAGCGGCAGTTAAACCCAAAATCTGACTTTTGAACGATTCCTTTATTGTTCCACCGATGCCTTCAAAAGTTTTTCCAAAGTCGAGGACATCCTCAATGTTTGCCAGAACATCAATGTCATCATGGGAAATAGAAGCATTGTCGAAAAAGGTTAGATAATCTGTGGTTTTCGGACTGTCCTTTGTCAGTGTATCAAAATCAATCTGTTCAAATTTCAACTGATCTTCAACAGGTTGCTTGTCATTTTCCACAGCGAAAGAAGGGATACCGGATTGTGATGAAAGCTTTTTGATCTTAACCGCTTCATCAGGGTTAACCTTAATTGCTTCACTTAATGTGGATCTTAAAGGTTGTTCGACTAGTTCTTCGTTTATACCGAAACTACCAAGATCAATTTGTTCAAAATTAAGTTCAACCATTATTTACCTTTCAGGGATGGGAAATATAAAAGTTTCTGTTTCAGCCGGTGCTATAACTTTCCTGCTTGCCTGACCATATGCTTTAACAATGTTTTCAGCAGTAACCGGAATGTTGCTATTCTTCAAAAATTTACTTATCTGTAAAGCATCTTCAGGTGTGATATTGGCAGAAGACAGACTGTCATTCAGATACACCAGTGATTCAGTTGTAACCGGCACACCGCCGGATCTTAAAACGTCACTCAAACCATCAACATTTTCAATGTCAGCAAGGTCAGACTTGGTATCAGGAAACAAAAAGTCTTGTCCGAAAATACTTCTTTTCTGCACAACTTCCCTGGTAAATCCTGAAAGTACATCGGTGAATTCAGCAGATGTCAGTTTTGCACCTTTCAGATTTTCTCTGTATCGCACTTCAGAATCGAGAAGGGAATAAAAAGCATTGACTTTTTCAAGCTTGGCACCTTTATGTTTTTTTACATGCCCAAAGATCTGGATCACAGCAGACTTAACCTGTGCTGCTCTGGTCCTTCCAACCTGAGTGTCAACCTTTTCAGATTCACCACCTGTACCTTTTGCGGTCTTTACTGCGCTTATCAGACTTTTCCTTTCGGCCTTGGCAAGTTGGTCAAAGTAATCAACAGGGTTTACCTTGGCAAGTGCTTCTTTTGGCATTGTCAACAATCCCGAATAAGTATCCCAATTGGTTTCCACAGCTTTATCTGTTGTCAGTTTCTTCTGTTGATCCGGTGAAAGTTTATTCCAATCACCGGGTTTGGTCATCTTATAAGCTTCGACAGTCCCACCGTTCATGACGTGACTTTCAACATCTTCAAAAATATCACCGCGTTCTTCAGATTCAGCCTGTCTTTTCTGACTATAAAGGGTCATTGATTCAGCCATTGTTTTCTTCCTGAGTTCAGGATCTTCAATCTTATTGACTTCATCTTGAATCTCACGCCGGGTATCATAATCACTGACAAGTCTGGTCGCAGTCAATGTGGCTTGACCAGCATCGGCCTGTGTCTGCTCTGCTTTTTTCCTGGTGTCAATCATTTTTTGAAGTTTGATTTTATCCTGTGGTTCAATCATTTTTTCATTTTCATCAAGAAGATTCTGACCTTCAACAGATGACTGCATGGTTGCCGCACTGACAGCACCCACCATGAATTTAGACCGGTAGGTTTGCAATTTTTCATTAGTTGCTTCAGGACCAATGCCGGTCATACTTGATGAATCCATTATTGCTTGTTCGCCGAGTATTCTTTGCACTTTCAAGTCTTGTGGATTGTTCCAGTAAAGTGCTGCATTTTCCATAGTGTTTTCAACCTGTGCTTCAATTGTCGCAACCTCCCAGGCTTTCAGACCATTTGCAGAATGCCTTGAAATATCAACATTCGACCTGATTAAATGTTTATCAGCAACACTATTAAACATCAGACGTGAATCTTCATTCAGATCCGTACCAAGTTCATTTTTCAACTTCTCAAGGGCTTCCATGGTGCCTGAAGCATTGTCATAAGCGTTCCGACCCTGTGTATTATAATATCCGTTATCAGGATTGAATAATATATTGTTTTTCGCTTTCTCAAACTTGATCAATGCTTCTTCTGCTGATGTGGTGTCAATGCGTTTTTTGGTGTCAATGATCCTGTTACCGATGTCAATAGACACATTACCAATGTCAGCAATACCACGCGCTATAGGTTGCAGATTTGTTGATGGCAACGATGATATTGATGATGCTCTTGGCCCACTCGCCAGCCTTGTCTGAACTTGATTATGCTCGTACTGTGCTATCTTTGGCATAAATTAATCCTTTTGTACGTCTAAACCATGTTTACAACTCATTACAAACCTTGACCGGGTGCAAGACCCAACGGATTGTTTTTTGTAATAAACGGATTACCGACACTATTTTTCGTGAACCATTTGTCAGCTATTCCAGATCCAGCAATTCCAGCAGCACCAGATAGTAAACTTCCAGCGATTTCAAATTTACTCTGACTTTCAGCAACTTCACCACCATACCTTGCAAGATCGCCTTTTGACCGGTCAAGTTCTGATTGTCTCATACTTGCTGCAAACTGACTATCACCAGATCTTCTTATTCTGAGTGCATCAGCTTCACCAAGAGAAAGCGTATCTTCCTGAAGCTGAAGCGCAGACCCAGTGCCGATATCAATATTGGCAGCACCCATCTGTGCTTTTTGTTTTGATAACAATCTTGCTGTTTTTAAACGCTGTGCATTTTCTGCTTCAGTCGCCTGGTTTCTGACGTTCTGAGCTTCATTCTCAGACACTCTTGCATTGTATTCAGACACACCTGCATTGTATTCAGCCGTAGCCCTTGCGCTTTTTGCTTTTTGCCGTGATTGAACAATAGAAAAAGCTGTTGAAGCAAGAGTGGTGCCTACTGCTATAACAGAAACTGTGACAGGATCACACATTACATCACCCCCATGTGAAATTTACGGAATAAATCACCTTTGACCCCGTAGGGTTCAGGATTTTCAATTGTGAAACCAAGTGATTTCAACCATTTAATACTGAGTTCATTCGCATGATGGACATAGTTAACAAGCCTTGGACACACAGACACCATGTCCCGAATCACAACCGGTGCGTTTTCCAGGAAATAATCTTTATAATTGAACATATGATTTGAAGATAACAACCATGGGTGACCCAGCCCCGTGACAACATTTGAAACAGCAACACCGAACATTGAAAACGGAATACCATCACCCACCGCCATGGTTGCATGTTGGGATTCCTTTAATGAAAATCTCAACGCTTCAACCGGCGTGTGACCGTGTGATGCAAAAACTTCAATTTTATCAGATTCACGCATATCTTCAGCCATTACTTTTATAAATTCATCTGTTGGTTTAATGAACTCTATCATCAATTACCTCCAACATCAATATCAGGTATGATAGATAATATAGACAAAGGTAAAGGTGACCTCTGTTCGATTCTTAATCCACCACCTTTGGACCAAAGCGGGTCAATCATTATTTCCTGTTTAAAAGTTTTCAGTTGAATAGAGTCATACCCGTCACTTTCAAAACGCGGTTTAATCTCATATATTGTCGGTGTATAACCAGATTGAACGTCTGACCGTGGGCATACCCATCCACCGCGTGATTTTTCAACTTCAATATATACTTTTGATACTGACACTGATTTTGATTTCAAGGTCTGCTGCGCCGATGGTGTATCAATATCAAGCGTTTCTATGACAGGCGTATACTGCAACCCCACACTGACTTTACTTGCGGCTCTTGGCAGTGTTATTGATCCAGAAGCAACTGTCAAACCTTCGACAACATTTCCATCAGCCAAAACAATAACATCTTCACCCTCAAGATGGTCCAAACCGGATACTGATGTAATTGGTGAACCATCATAAGACAGGCCGGAATCAACATAAAAACAGTTTTCAGATAATGTTTGTTCCCTTGGTTCCAATCGTTCAACATATCTCTTTGTTTCTCCATCTATAGTTCGTTTGACAATTGCATATAAAGCATCCCGATCACCTTCAGTGACAGCATCAATCCATTCAAACTCACCATCAGCAGGGGTGTTGTGCTGGTGCCACCCCCATACTTTATGCTCTTTCTGGTAAGTAAGTCCCAACAGAACGCCGTCATCACGCACACACCAGACAATATTATTTGGTTCACCGGTGAAAGTCATTGAGACAATTTCATGACCTTCAAAAAGATGTTCTGACATCAGTGACAAATCGTTCCCGGTATAACTATCACTTGCAAACTCATAACCAAGATCCCTTATCCTGGCACCTTTTTCCTGAACATATACAACAGTTGAATTGACAATTACAGGTGGAACTTTTGACGCGCCATTATAAGATTGCGGTCTGACACCAATGGTGGATGGTGTAAGAACCTGATCCTGACCTTCTGTGACTTTCCATTCGCCACCGGCTGTCAAAAGGATCAGACTGTTTATTGCAACAATGTGTCTGATTTCATTGACCTGTTGACCGGCGATTGTAAAGGTAATGGCGTCATCGTCCCTTGCAGGATTTGATGTCCTAAGTGACATGTAATTACCTGTTTGAGTAGTGTATGTGACTTGTGGTTCATTTGTTGTATTGGCAAAAATTTGTCGTTGCTGGTAATAATTTACAGCAGAAGGTTTGTTTCCTGCACCGTCAAAAGGAGTTCTGTCTTCAGGTGGCGCATCACTGGTCACAGGGGCAATGTTGAAATCGTCAAACGTCAGTCCGGTTGAATCCCCAACCCAACCAAAAATTCCAGAATTCACAGACAGATCTTTATAAATCCTGTAATAATCTGCACCGGTGATTGCACCCCAGGTGATTCTTATTCCTGCTGTGGTGGACAGTGATGGTGTTGTGAGACTGACATTTGACGATGCAAGAGATTCAACACCATCCCCATCAACAGCAGTCACAACATAGTCATATGTCTTATTGTAAGTACCAGCACCGGTGCCGACTGCAACAACAGAACTGATAGTTGGAGCAGTGACAGACGGCGTGTAATCAATGACAGTGAGAGTCCAATCAGAATCACCAAGGCGATTGAGATTGCGCGGATCATGATCAGGATGGACTATTGTCATGACATCAGCAGACTGAGTAAAACCAAGATTTGGCAACTGTGCTTCAGTGTAAGATGTAGCCAGTTCAAATATGGCGTCACTCACAACATCACCGTCAGACACATAAGCTGTGAATGCTGTACTATCCACACCAGATAATTCAAAATCATTTGCTGTGACATTTGCGACAGTGTAAGTGTTCCCATTCAATTCTGTCATGCCAACAACATTTGTGATAGTCACCTGCTCACCGTTGGCAAAAGTATTTGCAGCAGTAACAACAGCAGGGTTAGCCTGAGTGACACCTGTAATGGTTGCTTGTTTTAGAACAAAACCACCATCCTTGATGACTCTGACTTTCATATGTTCAAACGCAAGCATGTAAGTCTGTTCTGTGTTGAAAACGAACCTTTTTAAAACGCCTTTTTTTGTCTGGTCATCCAGTGCATTAATGTACCTGAAACCCGGTCTTGAATAAACACCACCCTGCGCTTTGACAAAAAAATTCTCGCACAGATTTAGACCGGTTGCATACTTGACAGTATCTGCCCTGGATTGCAATGACGGTGAGATTTCACCGGATGTGAAAGATCTCTGAATAGTTTCAGTCATTAATTACCTCCTGACCGTGACATATTCACTGTCATTCGGTTCCAAGTAATGATCGTTCATATCCGATTCAACCGCCGAACTGATATATTGCTCATACAACTGAAGTGAGTCGGATCTCAATGACTGACCTTTTTCACCACCGATTATCGGAATTGCAATCTCTGAAGCAAGAAGATGAGAGAGCGCAATAATAAAGTCATCACTGAAAATGTTTGGGTCAGTTATTTTAATGGCGTAATCAATTCTTAAACCGGATTCATTGGAACCTATGACTTTAACATTATTGAAGTTGAATACTTCATAAGCAACCTGTCTTCTATAACTTGTGATAGGTAAAATCTGAGTATCGACCAATCGAGAAACAACATCAGCATCACCGGTCACTTCTTCATATTCAGGAATCATCCGGTGAACTTTAAGACAGTTCACCGGGTAACTATAAGCATATGCCCAATTATAAATATCAACATCAATGGACGCCAATGCAGTGATGGTCCTGTTAAAATTCCAGACAGCATCACGTAGGCATCTATCACGCATAAAAGGGTACTTTAACTTGCAAATTTGCGCTTGCAAACTTGCTTCGGTCAAAGAGTTAATACTACCGGCTCGAATGTTACTTAATGCCAGATTACATATTTCAACTTCATTTGACATGATTAACCCCCGTAAAGCACTTTAACTGCATCATCTTCTGATTTTCTTTTGATTTTCATCCCGGTGATCTGAATGCCCATTGACTTTGATTCTTCACCGCCTGAACTGCTGTTTTCACTTTTGGAATTTACAAAAGCAACGGCCTTGATTTCAACAACATCCTCAACAGCAAGCTGACCAATACCAAGGTCGTCAATCAAATCATCATTGATATGAAGACTTGTTCCATACGGATAATGTTGACCGTCTGAACAACAGGTGATCACATCACCGTCATTTTCTTTTTTAATCTGAACCAGGTCTTTATCCATCAGATTAGTATCCTTGTGTTAAAGGGTTTCAACGGCAGCCGCTTTTTCACCTGCGCCCATGAAAGTAAGATCTTCAACAGCCTGTCTGTCAGCCGCCGCCTTTTTTTTAGCAGCCGAATTCGCTTTTTTCTCTGCTGCAAGGCGTTTCTTTTTCTCTGTTGGTGTTTCTTCTTTTTCAGGTTCCAACCAAACAGGGACTGGTTTCAATGGTCTGTCAGTGTGAAGGAAAGGACGTTTCCCGTTAGGATCAAAAAGTTTACCTGCATAAAAACCTTTTTTAATTACTTTATACTTTGGCATTTGTCACCTCTTAAATTAAAATAAAAATGGGGTTACTATGCAATTGTATGGTAACCCCATTTAATTAAAAAATCAAACATCCATGTACTTTTATCAAGCGCCTGTGATGTTGGTCTGATTGCCCATTGTGATACCTGCGGTAATTTTCCCGGCAGATGGCGCAGTGCCAACGACGGTGTATCTGATGCCAAGGTATCTTTTGTCAATCTCATTGGGCAGCACATCAACAGGAAACTGATAACCCTGTACCAGACTTGCAAGCGGCACCGATTTACTGATTACAACAGTTGCAAGTGTGGCAGCGGCACCGGTTTCAATGGCAATGGTAAGGGATGTCAAATTGTCAAAAGTCTCTGTGACCTGGATTAAAATGGGAACCTTCGCCCCTTTTCCAATGTCCTGATTAAGTGCGGCCTTTCCACCGTAAGGTGTTTCGGCAGCACCAAGGTCAATAACATTGGTTGACAGAGCAGTGGCAGTGATTGCCTGATCGTCAGAAAAAATCTGCTGTGCAGAAAGAATCATTTTATTTCTCCTTTAAATATTCGTTGTTGAATCGTCACAAATCACATCAATGATTAAGTGATTCTTGCTTCGGTATTCAACAGGGCATCTGTTTCACGAATCGGAATACCACGGTAAGTGTTAACTTCCTTACCTTCAATTTCCATGGTCTTCAGACGAATAAAGCTGTCAGCAGCACCGGCATTGGTTGCCAATGCGTCAAGTGCTTCCATGACGTCACGGTTGCAATAGATGCAAATCTTACCACCAGCAACCCGGCGATTCTGAAGTTTGTAATACGCTTTACGCATGAAGTTGTAAAGTTTCACCGAACCTGCCGCCATATCACTGACGTCGATGTTGGCAATTCTGGACACATACCGCCAATCCTTTACAGCAAGTCCAACATGCCAGGTGAAAAGTTCTTCCATGGCATAGTAAGCATTACCGTCTGAATCGGTAACACGCTGTTCACCCTTGTCCTCACGGTTAATACCGGCTGATGTTCCTTTGGGATAAAGCAGATTACACTGATTGTCGCCCCAGGTCACAAACCAAATTGAAGTGTTGTCTGATCCTGTTCCACCGGCGTCAATGATTTGGTTGCCATTGGTAGCGGCCAGACTGTTGAAACGCGGTGCAAACCCCATGAATTCTTCAGGGTCAGAAGATGTGTTGCCGTAAAACATTTTACTGCCTACCTCGTTGTTCATTGCTTCAAGGTATGCAGATGCTTCTGACAGTCTCACAGCACCTTCATTTGTGGAAAGATCCAGTAACCGTTTGTCAATGGTGGACAGACCTTCAACAAAGCCCGTGGTGTCCTCAACCTGCGCTTTACCGGATTTGCTGTTGGCAATACCTTTGTAAAGTTTACCCCATGTAACATCGGGAAGACCTGTCCTGACAGTGTGCAGGTGTGTGGTTCCTTTGTTACATTCCACAGCAAGTGCATCGTCAAGAATCGGGTTCATTTCCATCAACATTTCAATGATTGGCACAAACTGACCTCTACCATCCTGCTGCTTGTAAATGTCAATCAAATCAACAAAACTGTTTCCAATTGTTGCCATTTTCTTTTACCTCACTTTTAAAATTAAGATTTTCTCGCATTAGGGTAAAGAAGTGACACACGGTCAGAATTGTTACGCGACACACCGGCCTCATTACCCGGTACATCTTCTGCTGTGAGCTTTCCAACTTTCACCATAAAGCGAACCATTTCTGGATGATTACCAACACCATAATCCTCCAATAATTGCTTCAACTCCGGCGTTCCGAATTTATTGACAGCAGCCTGTGCGAGTTTGATATTTTCATCAAACTTCTCACCGCCGAATTCACTGTCGTTTTTTGATTCTTCACGCCAACTTGTAATCTGATCGTTGAAAGCATCAACCTGTTTCTTTGCACCTGCCTGGACTAAATCTGAATAGATATCAACTGCTTTCTGTGCCTTCTCCTGGTCAAGCCCCAATTCATTAAAAAGAGGTGTTGCCAGGGCAAGTGCATCAGAATCAAGTTCATACCCTTCCTTCAAATTAAAATCGGCGTAGGTGATTTGATCGGTTGACTGACCGTCATTTGATTGATCACCGTTATTATCCACAGACTGACCTTCTGCTGAAGTGTCATCTGTCTGTACCCCGTCTGTTGCTGTTGTAGACTGATCACCGGTGTCATCTGTCTGTACCCCATCTGTTGCTGCTTCATCTACCATTATAATTCTCCCGTAACATGATTAAAAATGATTCATTTGCTGCTTCTTTAAGCTCACACTCAAGCCATACACCAAAGTCTCTTGAACCTGAGTTGTAAGCATGTTTTAAGGCATCTGTATCAAATACACTATCATATGTCCCACATCGTTGTAAACATCTGAACATAAAAGACCTTCCGTTCTCTGTGTTCATCAGTTTTCGGATGGTGTGAAGTTCTTCGGATCTTGGATTATCCTGTGACATTATGCTAACCCTGCCCTTCTCATCATTGCACCAACTGCGTTATCATCTTCAATTTTGATATCACTTGCATCTTTACCCATTTTAATAGCTGCCGCCGACTGTGCTTGCTGCTGTGCTGCCGCTTGTGCCTGTGCTTCAGCAGCAACAAGCAATTCAACTTCTTCATCAGAATTGATGATAGAAGGATCAACACCGAGCGCAGTTGAATATTCATCAACAGCTTGTTCAGCATTGATTTTATGTCTGGCACCCGGCCAAATTGGAGCAAGACTTCCGGCAAACTGAGTGATCCTATCAATGGCACCAGTATTAACCAGTCGTTGTGCTTGCGCAAGAACTGAAACATATTCAACTTCCAAATCTCTACCTTGAAGTTCTTCAGGCGGTAAAGGTAAAGCACCGTTTTCCTGAAGGATGTCAAATGTCCGGTCAATCAACGGGTCAAGTAATTCAGTGTGCAGTCTTTCAAGAACAGGTCCAAGCATCAAGAGTTTTTCTTCATGCTTTTCCGCGACCTCCCTTGCTGTTATCTGCCGTCTGTCAGTATTAGCAAGCATAAGAAACAGATCTTCATAGAATGCCCTTTTAATCCTGAATTCAGATTCCTGGTTGACTTTCACAATAGCATTTAAATCAGGTTTATAATTATTATAAATACTTTGCAAACCATCACTGTTTTTAGCAAGCCACAGGATCTCATTACCCTTCAACACACCAGCATTGACCTTGGATTTCAAACCAATGTCACCCTGCAACGGTGGATTACTCACCTTATCAACACCCTGGTAAAGTTTCTTTTCACCATGCTGAAGTGCCTTAGTGTCGCCCAACGCTGTAATACCAGGGCAATCAGTTGCATAAACATCTTCAGCTGTGACATCCCAACGGGGTGTCATTATCGGGAACGTATCAAAACCGGATTGTTTAAGAAACAAATCTTTATCGCCTTTTTTTGGACTGCTGTCTTCAAAATACACAGATCTGAATTTCTTGTCTTTTGCCAATGGGCTTTGTTGATCCCGGTTGTCATTGGGTTCTATAACATGGATCACTTTGATCCATGCTTCAGAGTTTCCACTTTTCCATTGCTGTTTGATATGTTCGCTGCAACTATCTTCACCGAATTGTTTGATACATTGACCAACTGTCAACTCATATTCCCGGTAAAATGTATCAGACACATTTTTATCATTCAACGCCAACATGTAAGATCCAACTGTGTACGGTCGGCACCAGATGACATTGTTGAAATCCTGATAGATCCCGAGCGCACCAGTGCCAAAAACACCAAGTTCTGAATAAATAACATGCAGGGAATTATAAAGATTTGATGATGAAAACACTTTATACATTAACGCCTGGACCTGGAACAACCATCTTTTAATAGCAGCAAAATCATCAAGGTCGGTGTCACCGGATGACAACCGGAACCATGGTCTTGCAGGTGACGTGATACCGGACATCATACCAGATGATAATATCCTTGCAGACATCCTGCTTGTATTGTTGATCTGCTTTGTGTTGCGTTTGTGGCCTTTGTTCCTGTCAGATGTGAGAAACCTACCACGGTGGGCCAGGTGATAATCAGACAGTTCACGATAAAGCGGAATAAAGCTTGATCGTTCGGATCTCAGTGCTTCAAGCCTTTTTTTATAACTTAAAATAGTTGGCATTTTAAACCCCTGGATGGACATAATAATCTAAATTAACAGAAACCCACTCGTTTGTCACAACATTATTTGTAATACGCAATAAATACAACGTGTTATCCTTTAGTATAAATTCATCTGCTCTGCCGACCATACCACCAGATGATCTACCACTCCCCGTCTTAGAAACAACCAATCTTGTACCGGTGGTTGTCACGGTTGGTGTATGATACATGTCTATTTCATCACCGGAAGAAAAGTTTCTATTTCGACAAAACACATCAAGCGCTGTGCCATTTGCAGATACAGTGACACTTTCAAAAAATTCAACAGTTGCTTCTGATTCAGTAGAAACTGTTCCTTTGAAGTGATATTGTTTTGTGTCCTGAGAATCACCAGGATGAACTTCAGATAGACCTTCATTCGGTACAATTATCAGGATATCAAGAACACCACCATTACCAAGATCTGTAATGTAACTCATTTCATATGAATCACCACAATGGATCTCGTGATGTTCCGGCGGTATTGTTACCAGTGACCCTTTGAAAATGTTATCACCCAACAGTCTTGCAATGTTCGCATATTCATCAATGGCGTATGGTGAAACTTTCAGTGCTGAGTTTGAATCATCAGATATACCGGTTTCAAGTTCTTCCAGTGATATCTTCATATTTGCACCATTTGTCAGATTGACATTATCATAAACACCATTTGTTTTTTTCCCGGTTATAACAGCTTTGACAAGTTCAGCATCATCTTCATCAACTATTGGCATGTCAATATTATGACTTGACCATTTGATTGCTTGCTTTTTCAAGACAGAGTGTATGTAAAAGGATGTCTGAGCATCAGGTCCGTTTGTATAAACGAGTCTGTAAAATGCAGACTGTGCAGGTGGTGTAAAAAATTTGTCCGTACCGGGTGAAATAGAAAATGTTTCACCAGAATGCCAATCTTCTCCATCGGGACCGAACTCAACCGAAAGAGAACCGGCAACATCAGAACCAATTAAAATTGAAACCCCTGCATAGGGTAACAGGTTGGTTGCACTACCGGTGAAAACAGCATCTGCACCTAAGACACCAGTTGTACTATTATTAACATCAACTTTACCTTCCATCACAACATGCAACTGACCATCATCGCTTACTGTTGCAAAATTATCACCGTCGGCAATTTGAACAGGCACATTATCAGTAAGTTTTGTAATAGACAACTTTGAACTTTTTGTCATCGCCAATGCCCAAATGTAAGTTTCTACATAAGGACACGGTAAAACAGATTCAATACCGGCCTGACCACCTAAATCATGGTGTGATGTGTTTGATAATGACGGTTTCAATTCAGAAAAAGCAATACGCACAGTGTCACCGTGGGATTGTAAAAGAAAATAACCCGGTGAGTCGTTGATCCTCACATATTGAGTTGTATCAAGAATCACATTCTGTGTTGACATAATTATTCACCCAAAAGTGTTTTTGTGGCAGTTGCGCCCGATTCAGTAACACCTCTGGAACCTGTTAAAATTGTCCCGGTCCTTCCGGCAGCAACACCGCGTCTTCTTCTATCAGCAGAAGCAGTGCTTGCAGCACCAGATCTTGACGCTGGTGTTTCTGGCATCCTTGGTGCTTCTGGTGCCACAGGTGGTGCCACAGGTGCGGCAGGTGGCGCAGGTGATGATGATCCAATACACATAATTCATACTCCTTCTTAATCTAACGGGTTATAATCAAGTTCAGATTGTCTCATACCAGGCAACCTGTCATATTCACCCCTTGGCGTTTCCAGTTTAGCGACAGGAAACGCAAATGTCAAATATAAAGCATCACCCCAATCTGGTGATACACCAATTCTTTTTTTCATATCCTTCTTTCTTTCCAGTACAAGTTGATCTTTATCGTTGTGACCAAAGTCCCTGGATGTCAGTTCTTTTTCAAGCTGGTCATCATCTGGAATTGATCCACCATCCATCATCCATTGCTTACATCTTGCACCCATTTCAGCAGTTCTGGATTTATATATTCTCTCATCGTCTGCATTCTCGCCAAAACCAACGTCAATAACATTGTATCCCAACTGACGCATCCTGTCACCGATGGGACCACCCATGGAACCTTTATCCATAAAAATGATATCTGGTTTATGCCGGTCAAAGATCATGGTGAGCAATGAAACAACTTTCATTGAATCACGGGATTTTTCCCCAGGTATCCGATAAACCTTTTCAGACTTGGCATCCATCCCACGCCTGAACTGGATCATGCAGTTATCATCACCACCGCGCGCCATATCCACACCACAGATCAACGGGTCATCACCAAGGTATCTGCCTGATCCACGTTTCATTGCTTCAAAAACAACGTCAGACGGCATGAACTGCATGTCACCACCTTTAGGAAAGCGACCACGGACCCTGACCCTGAAAAAATCCGAATCCTCCCCAAAGTCATCAAGCCACTGTTTGATCAACTTCTTATTCGTCATCTTGGCAGTACGACTGTCAATATGTCTTGTGATCCACCGGTGAGATTGACGGTGAAAACAGGCGTGAAAAGATCCATTGTTCCTGGTCGGGTTACCAAACGCAAAATGCATCGGTTCACCATCGGTCAATCCACCCTTGGCAACTTCCCATATCTTTTCCGGAATTGCCGAATTACCAGACCATAAAGGAACACCGTTGCGTCTGGTTAAAAGAACACCACCTGAAACAGTGGCACAATAAATCATACCAGAATAATTGACCACATCTGGTTTGGCTTTATTGACATCAACCATGGAAGAATTAAATGCACGAGAAACAACATAACCATCACAAGTTGAAACTGCCCAATGATCAACAATCCAAGATTTATTACCTTCAATATCTCTCTTTGTAACAGTGGAATTACAGCCGGTTTTAAGGATCATTTCTTGATAATCACCGGCTAAACTACAGTTTGAAGTATATATGATGTCCCTGTTTTCAGCTTCATGATAACCATCACCCTTCACAGCAACATCAAGGAAAATATTCAATTGGCGAACTGACAAATCTTTAAGATATTGCGGAACCCGTTTTTTATCAAAACCTTTCCCGTATTGAAGCAGGTACGAACAAAGTGCAGGGTCATATATTGACACACCTTGATCATTGACGGAATATTTAAAACCCATTCTATCAACACATTGGATAACCTCATTCAGATATTCTTCTTGCTTCTGTGTGATAACAACCATGGCTGGCGCAGCACCTTTACATTCTCTCTGATTCTGTGTATGACCTTCTGTCACATACCACCCATAGAATTCACACCAATCATTCATTGACACAATTCTACTTGGATACAACCTTTGAGAACTTTTATGTTGCGGAATTGTAAAAAATTCAACATCATCAGCACCCCAGTTAACAACACGTTTCATTCTTTTATTAGACCATTTTAAATCACCGGCGTTACAGAATTGAGCTTTTTCAGGTAACTTGTTACTGTAAAAAAGCATACGGTGTGTTGGGGTTACACAAAAATTACTACCACGGCCTTCTCTCAATAACATTTCACCTTCATAACTGGAAACATGTAAGTGTTCAGGGTGATCATAATATGACACACCTGTTTCGGTATTCATTGTCAAAACCCTATTGAAAGGTTTTAAATCTTTAAAAAATAACCATCCTGAATCGGTCATAACTTCAGTCTGGTCATCATGACATCCCTCATCAAACAGATACCAGGGCGTTGAACTTGCCGCATGAAGACCTGCAAAAGATTCTGAATTTTCTTCCCTAGATGTCATTGCGTCAACACGCCATGTGTCAGAGAATGCTTTGTGAAATATTGACATTGTTGTTTTTTCAAACCATCGACCAGTGATACAAAGAACGTGCCATTTTGCGAGTTCACCCATAGTTTTGGTTCTAAGCTGATCACCGGTATTAGCAGTCACAACACCTTTTGAATGCGGCCTGGTGGACATGATAAAGAGAATCAACCAGGCAGACAACGCAGATTTACCGATACCATGACCGGATGCAACAGCAAGAAGGATGGGATCAACCGGGTCCACACCGTTAAAACCCCTTGTTTTAATCTGTTCCCCGATATCAATGAGAACCTGTTTCTGCCATTCATCAGGTCCATCAAATCCAGCAAGCGCACCATGACCCCAATCAAATGCCCACAATACCCATCCATATGGATCAGAATAGTACCTTGATGACTCATCTGCAAGTATCAGGTCTATTGGTTCAGACTTATAGTATTCGTTGCTTATATTGGCAATTTTAGCGTTTATCATAAAAACGATGGTTCTTCGGCTCTCTGTCTTGCCCGTTGAAGTCTCTGCACCACATCATCAGCAGTATCTATTTTAACCTTGTCAGCAGCGAAGGCATCAACATCACGGTGTTTGGCTATCATACTGAGTGCTGTATTTGATGCAGCAAGCTTTTTCAGATCTCTTGCAAGAAAATGATTGTCAACCATTTCCATCAACACCCATTCAGCAGTGATGTCTGATTCTTCCAATCTTCTTGCCAGTATCGTTTCAATTGCTTCAACTATTACAGGTTTTTTTCTAACAGCATAACCAGATTCAGGTTCCATACCACATGCAACTGCTGCCCTTCTTGGATCAAAATCCTTTGTGTATTCCACCACAAAATTAAAATCCTTAAAAGTCATTCCACGAAATACACCATGCTTGATTGTCCCTGGTTTATATCTTGGCATATGTTAAACTCCTTTAATTGTTTGACATATTATCATTTAATTATACTAATATGTCAAGGATTTCACCGTTATATAAAACTGACGTTTTCAGGATCATTTTACGTCAAAAAATCCATTGTTCCACGGCTCGTCGCTAAGATACATTCACTTTCCAACCTTCAACTTTTTATTTTGGACATATATCGAAAAAATTTCCTGGCAATTTCCTAAAAACAAAGGCATCTTAGCGACCGTTAATATCCACCAATAAAATCAATAGTATGCATTTTCAGAGTCATTTTAGCCCCGTAATATTTTCCCGTATGAAGTATTAACATATTGATATTATTACAAAACAAGTCGCTAAGATAATCGCTAAGATAACCTACGGGTAAAAAATCGGAACCCTTAAGTTGCTGATTTTACACAACAAATGTCGTACATGTGCCCGTGGGCTACCTGGCGACCCTATTAGCGACGATCTGGCGACCAAAACCCACGTAAAAAAATTACGGCGCTAAAAAAGTCATTCGCTCTAAAAAAGTGACTCTAAAAACGTCATTGACTCTAAAATTACCATTCGCTCTAAAAAAGTGACTCTAAAAACGTCATTGACTCTAAAAACGTCATTGACTCTAAAAACGTCATAATTTCTTGTCAGATAACCCACGGTTGACATGTACTATAAAAAAATGGTAGTGTTCCACAGCAAAAACCCGTATGAAAGGATCTGTTATGAAAAAAAATCAACTTATGAAAGTCTTAAAGTATGATGTCAACACCGGTATATTCTATAATCTACAGACCGGCAAAATCACCGGGAATATGGACAAGAACGGTGAAATACGAATCCACATCGCAGGACAGAGATACAGAGCATGTGACCTGGCATGGTTATATGCCCATGGTGAAATGCCCAAATACAGGATAATGCATATAAATGGTAACCGTGGTGATAACTGGATTGCCAACCTAAAACTTTTAAAACCGATTCGTAAAAACAATAAGACAGGTGTCCCTGGTGTGAGCCGTGACAAAAGAGATAAGCGGTGGAGAGCACACATATCGGTTCATGGTGTGTCAAAGAACCTTGGAAATTACAGAACCTTTGATAATGCCGTTGTTGCCCGTTACAGGGCAGAACAGCAGCTTGGTATCAAAGGTTCCCGAGCGTCCAGATATTTAGATAAACTTTTTCTTTAAAAAAAGTGTTGACATGCTGATCTATCTGTAATACGTTGTTCAACAGAGTTAAACATTAAACAAAGGATAAAACATGATCGAATACAGCAAAGACTTAATGATGAAATCCATCATCATTATATTAATAGTTTTATTCGCAACACCAACATATAACCTTCCACCGGCGATCATATATCCTGACATTGCAATAGATATGACATTACCGGTGGAAATTACAAAATGGAAACTCAGTAAGAAACGACTTACAAAAAAGGAGTATTAAAATGTACGCACTTTATGTAAATGATGTTCTGACAAAGGTTTTGGATGATCTTCAGACAATAAAAAACATGGGTTTCATCCTTGCAGCAAAAGGTCACAAAGTAGCATATAAGGAGTTGGCATGAATGAAGGTAAAAAAAACGACCAGGATCTTTATGACAAGGTTGATTATAGCTTGGTGCCTATTGATCTGATTATTCAACATATCCAATATAAAATAAACAATGAAGATCCTGATGTTTATGACAGGACAAAAGAAATGTCCTTGTTTATCAGGATACATTCAATCCTTAATGGTGAAGCACCGGCGGGTTCCATCAGTGTGGTTTTTAAAGACGTTATTAATTATTATGGTGTCAAACCACTTGCTGTTGTATTGGGCATTGGTGTGGTGAAATACGAGCGTGACAATTGGAGAAATTTTGACAGTGATCCAAATAGATTCCTACGCGCAGCACTGCGTCACTTGATGGCAATTATAATGGGTAATGATTATGACGGTGAAGAAATTCCTGGTTATGATAAAGGAACTGATCACAGTGGTGCTGTCTGCTTTAATCTGATGGTTGCCGATAACATTTTAAACAAAGGAGAATGAAACAATGGTATCCAACACAAATTCCAATAAACCCGGCAACGTGACAGAGTATAGTGAATGTAAGAAAAGCATTGAAAAGCCTGGATGGACACCGCTGGTGAAGAAGGATGTGAAGTGCATTTACAGGCTGGATTGTCGTGGTTTAGATATGGGATACTGCGCCCTGTCATATTGTCCAAAATTCATTGAAAGGCATTGAAGAAAAATGTCAGTTTATATAGAATTAAAAAAACACGGTGAAAGATTATCTTGGATGATGAGAAGATTAGAAGAAAGCCGTGGTTTTGTATCTAAAAGGATTATATTTCAGATATCATGCAATCACCTTGTTATATACGGAACTTCTTTCATTGCCAGATATGAAAAATTTTCATGCATCCTGAATCATAAAGATATAATGATTGATAACGGTGATATCACCCTGAAAATAAACTAAAACTTGCAAATTAAAAACGGTTTATAGTATTGTAGTGCTATAAACCGTTTTTAATTTTAACAAGGGTAAAACATGACAAAAAATCATCCATTACTATTTCAAAGGGAAGACGGGACATATATCACAAAATCACAACTTGAAGACATAATTGCATCATCAGTTTCAAAGGCAGTTGAGAAGAAATGTAGGTTTCCCATCAGTGATGAATATGCGGTTGAGACTGCCCACCTTTACGGTATGATGGCAGATCTTGGCAGCGGTGATTTGAGCAAAGGCGTAGAAGAAGCAAGAAAGAATCATTCATATGTTGCAAAAATCAGGGAAAAAAGCGATAAGTTCAGCACTTATTTTTTTATGTTATTAGTTGCTGCTTTGACTGGTGGGATATTAAAAACTGTGTGGGAAGGTTTAAAAAGCCTTGTAAATGTAAAATAAAAAAGGTATTATAAAATATCCTGTGTCGGATGGGTTCTTTGTTTACGGGTTTGGGTGCTGCTGATTAATGCCCTGGTTGATTGATTTCTTCCAGGGCATTAATTTTTTCAATAGGTAAAATAGAAGATGGTTATTGTTCCGACAGCTGCATTCACAATATTATTGGTGATTGCGATTGTAAGAGGACCACGGACAGGAATTTTCAAATACACAGATCCACCGGCGTCATACGGTTGACTACCTTCTGTCGCGGTTGCAGATCTGTCGGCAAGTTTACCACCCATCACATCCAGACCGTCTGCATTCTTCAGAGTGATATCATAAGCTGCCGTGGGTGCCGTTGCACCGGGATCTGTCTCAACCCACCAGATAACACCGTTGATTGCATTGGTCTGTGCAGCGACAAAGGAACCATCTGCTTCAGCAGTCCAACTGATCACCATGGTTCTCATTTCACCGAAACTGTAATTGTTGATTGTAGTTGCAGCATTTGATGCTGATGCTATCACCAGGATTAACATTACGATTAATTTTTTCATTTTTTCCTTCTCCTTTTTTTTAACTTTACCATCAAATATCATCAAAAACAATCGGGATCTTTTCTTTCAACTCATCCAGCAAAGGTAACATTAATACCCTGATCTGTGGGTGTGCTGCTTTACTGGTCCTGAGAGTAAGAAGATGTCTCCATTCTCTGATGTTTGCCTTGACAACGATCTCAGTCTTCAGAGAGTTTGGTAAGATTTCCCTGGCTTGTTCGGGTCGCCATCCATCGGTGATCAGATTGATATAAGCAATCTCACTTCTCAAACATGCATCAGCCCATGTCATTTCCGCATTGGTGTAACTTTTATACCTCTTTGTCATACCGCTCCAGGTGACACCTGTCCATTTTTCATCACACCACACCGGCCTGATGAACTCCATACCACCGTCATACCTCACATATCTGGTGGACTCCTGCGCGAACGAGCAAAGCCTGTGTCTGACAAGCTCATGTGTGACACCACGGTTGGTGACGAACCTTACAACAATATCACCGAACTCAATCATCGCGTGATGACCCCTGTCACGCAGCATTTTGACAAATTTTAATGCTGATCCTTGTGTGATTTTATTTTCAGACTTGTAACAGGTACGACCTGCCTTCTCGATCATCTTCAGTGTCGGAAATTCCAAGACTTCATGGGACTGCTCAATAATTTTCATTCATTCTCCTTTTCAAATAATTCTTTTAAAAACCCACAATGGGCAGTAATTTTAATTTTAAAGTTTTCCGGTTTCCATGCTGGTCTGAACCATTCATATCTTCCGGTTAGGTCAATACCAATTATATGGATGTGATTAAAACCCATGAGTTCAAGAGTTTCTGCTGCGTATAATCCTGATCCACCACCTGATTTAAAATGGTCGGGTGATCTTATGACATCCGGTTTCAATGGAACCCTGTTTGATATGAAACGAAGACCGTCCATAGTGTGACCTGTTTTCTTTCTCCAACTGTTTGCAAACGCAAGCCAGTATGTATGTAGAGAAATCCAGTAATCAAGTTTCAAAGGCCATTTTACACCGACTCTATTCACAGCAGCAACCGGTGTTTTAATCTTTTCAGGGTTGTCAAGCGCATATTGCAAAGACGGACCATCACCAAGCAATGTGACTGACCCACTGCATTTCGGAAGACTCAATTCAACTGGTGGCCTGTTCAGATAAGTGAAACAATCTTTTGAAAATGAACCGTCAATGTCCGTTATTTGACCTGGCTTGAACACTTTACCTTTGTAAATACATTTCCTGATACATCTGATTTTAAGCATCTGATTTCCCGTTCATAGAATTTGCAAGACTCCATAATAAACTTCTGATCATTTTCTTTTTTTCCTGGGTCGGGTTGGTGGACCGAAAAGCTTCAAGTCTGTTTTGCAATAAAGATACTGCATTATTTAATTCCCGGCAACCTGTGTGTAACTCTTTCGGTCTGCCGATTTTTTGATTTCCAGACCCTTCTATTTCCAGACCACAAACCCTGCATATTACATCACACATGTCCAAACTCCTTTCTTTATGTTTTACAGTAGTTTAGACGTACGAAAATAATCGGTCAAGAGATTTCTCCAAATTCTCTGTATTTCGGTTATTGAATGATCCTTAATGCCATCGGTCCCATGCTCACCAAAATCATAAATACGGCCTTTAATACGGTCTTTGAAACGTTCCCACCAGGATATCTTATGATGCAGGTTGCCATCCTCATCCAGATAATTAAGATTAATCGCTTTGACATGATTGTAACCCATAAAACGAGCAGGAACCCTTGTCACAATATCGTTGTTATTGATCACATGATATATCCTTTTCCCGTGGTCATATACATCACCGAAAATTACTGCTGCTTCTATGCTCATGCTACGCGGTGGTTCAATCGCAATACACATCATATTCTGTGCCTGACTTGGTAACTGATGGCATCTTTCAGAAAAGAGAAGTTCTGCGTCTGCTGCGCCCTGGGAATGACCAGTGAAGATAATTTTCTTTTGTGTTATTATATTATCAGTCAGTGCTGCCATGACATCTAGTTCGATAGATTCAATATCTTTCCAAAATCCACGGTGAACCGGACCCCATGGGCCGTGGGTAAATCGACAATCAAGATTTGTAACCCAATCATTGAAGTTATTAAACTCAGTACCCCTGAAGACTACCCATGTATAGTCATCGTCTTCATGAATTAAAACCTGCGTGTCTGTTTTTTTGTTCTCGATCCATTTGAAATTGTCAATATCAATGTTTTCTGGATCACGGTACGCTATTGCCGACAGATCTATTGCTTTCATGATTGTTTTTTTCATAACTTTGATCCTTGTAAAAGAAAAATAATTCGCGTATGAGCTTATTATCGATGTTATGGTGTTATTTTTCTAAACTGACCATCTATTAAAATATGCCCGTCAAATATTGATTTTATGTAAGCCGTGAGGTCAGATACTTGTAGCTCAAGAGAAGCCACATTTTCTTCTAACAGACGTTGGCGATCTTCATTATCCATAGGGTTTAATATCTTGAATGTAGCCTCTGGATTTGTCGGAGCTATTCTCTCATCAAAGGTTTTTTTCAAATCATTCAAATTTTCTTTTGTCAAATTTTGCTGTAAAGCCATTTTGTTTTCCTTTCTTTAAAAGATTCTGCGGCTATGTCCGCAGCAAGCAAGTTATTGGCGACCGCGCCATAGGCGTCTAAGCCAATGCACTGATCACTTGCGCGTAGCAGTCAAGTGCAACTGCTTATTGGCGGATTTACTCCGCAACAGCCTCTTTTTTAAATCCTGATATTTCATGATATTCAGATAGATATTCTGTCATGTCATTTTCAGGGTCAACGCAATACCCTATCGTTTCTAAGTTCAGATATATTTCACCACATGTTTCACACAAATAATGATTGCAAAGCCTTATCTCTCCATCATCGCCATAAATATCAACTTCAATGTCGGTTTGTGGTGCTCTGAATCTACCAAACGGTAAAACAGAAGATCCTATATCAATAAGTTTTTTACATGAAGTACATCTTTTCCGTTTAGATGTTTCAAGTACGGTAAAGTCATTTGGTGGTTCATATGCAATACCTTCGCCTTCCCATTCTCCACAACTGCATGATAGCATTTTATTTCTCCTTTAGTTGCTTGTGCTTTGCCATGCCGAGTACGCTTTTGCTTTTAAAATTCAGCGGTTTATCCGCTGCAAGCAGATGCAAGCAGATTATTGGCCTGGTGGGGCAGTTTCCACCCAGAGCCAATGTAATGATCACCGGCTCGTCCGGTGCATTATTTTATTGGCGGCGTTATGCCGCTTTTCTGTGGTTAACCATCATAAAGAAACCAAGTCCACAACCCATCAATACTTGATTCGCTTTCCAACCTAAACCAAGCAAAATAATTCCATGCCCTGGTGATTTCCCAACACTCCCATCAGGGCGAACGAATTTAGTTTTACCCTTTGGGAACAACATTGAGTCGACCAGATAAATATAATCATGGAACCATTTTGATGATGTGTAAGCTCTCACAACAGCTATACCGTTATCGTTTTCAATCCATTTATCAAGCCAAGGTAAATGACCGTTCCTGCCACCGAAAGGAGGGTTCATAAAAACAAACTTGCCACCCCAATCTTTTGATAAACCATCATCTTTAATCGTGTATATCTCTTTGGCTGGAACCCAGTGATCCTGCCCAGGGGAGCAAGGATCTAAATCAAAGGTACACCCGAAAGCATCGCAATAATCCTGTGGTGTGTACCATTCGTCTGATTCACCTATGCAATTTTCAAATTCTGCCATTATTTACGTTTCCTTTGGCCTGCTCTGCGGCTTGTCCGTAGTAGCAATATTATTGGCCTTGCTCGCGTAGCGTGTCAGAGCTAATAAGCGGTTATCCGGTTCAAGCCACGTTTCAAATCTTGCCAGTGTGGCTTATCCCAACCCCATAAGTCAAAGCCATTACATATGGTATAATCAAGCATTTTGCAAGCAGCAGTCACGGCTTTGTTTACTTTGTCCCATGCTCCATCTGTGATATCATCAAAGCTATCAAACCCAACAGGCATTAGATCAACTGCGTGACTGAATCCATCATCTTGAACTATATGCATGGAGTTCATTGTTTTTGAGTAACCTTTCATCACAAGTTTGGTTTGTTCTTCAATGGTACGCATTCCATCAATGACAGCGAAGTCAACTTCGGATAGCTTGAGCGCAAGGAAGATAACGCCTACGATCTCTGGCTTAACACCGATTAAGTTATTTCTACTTCGGGATGATAAGACATGATGTTTCATACTGTGTTCTCCTTGTTTAATGTTAAACTCTGTCAAACAATGTAATAAAACAGAATCAGAAAATCAAGCTTTATTAAATATATTTTCCCATTTATCACATGCCAGGTCACCAGACCACATTGAAGCAACATGCAGGTCGCCGACGCGCTCATAATAATCACAGATCTGATTTAGTGTTTCAATAATCTTTTCATTGAATTCCCGATCTGATTTTTCAATAAAAGCAAGACAGAAACTAACCATGGTCCCAACATGTTTTTGTTTTCCGAACCTGGAAACATGTTCAAAATTATCAAGAATATCTTTGATCTTATAAGCATCACTGGTGCTGAGTGTCATGGCGATTTTACCAAGGTCAATATCAACAGCAGCCTGTAACCGCGCCATTAAATTTTTAAGCCTACCGGGTTTCATTTTACCCACCATCAGATCCGGTATTGACCGAATTAAACCAAGTTCAGTGATGTGTTTCAGGTCATTGTCTGTCATAATGCTATTTCCTTTTTGATTGCTGTTATAGTTTTTAGATTCGGTGCTTCACCTCTGCACCCTGCCATTTGTGTAGTATAATGTTCATATAATCTGGTTGGGCCAATGTCAGCATATCTTTCAATATTTCTGATGATATATAATCTTGTGGTTGATCCGCAAATATTACCTCTTGATTTATAAACACCTGGGATAGTTGATAACGCCCTGCCTATTGTAATCGGTGTTAGATATTTAATGTCACAATAAACATACTGATTGCTGAATACACCTTCTGTTCTGATTGTGTCTGACATGTCTTGCGCTGTCATTATATCAGCACTGAAAAGACCAACTTTGTTATTAATGAAAGCTTCAACGGTGAGTTGTTGAGGTGTTTTAGAACTGTTCTGGATCTCTTTCAGGAACTCTGTGACAAGCGGCGGCGAGAAGGGTTTGAAATTTTCAAGGTTCACAACGTGGTGTAGGTAATATAGAACATATTCCCAACCTTCGCGTTTCATCCATTCCCAGTGTGCATTCCAATACGATTCCCATTTTTCCGTGATCTGACCGTGGACATCCCTTGTATTAAGATCTGACCAGACTGCATAGAATCGTCGTGAGGGTCCGTTCAGTCGAACTGGCAGTTGACTATTTGTGGTCATGGACCCGTTGATTATATTTCTGATCTTGATCCGTTTTATACCCTTCTGATTGACTGTGAGTCTATCCGGTGGTGCCGCCGCAATCGGCTTAAGTTTATTGCTAACCTGCACAGCTTTCCTGTGATCTGCAAGATCCGTTTCATTGATGTGAAGATACTTTGTACTGAGCAGATAGTCATCAAAATCACTGGTAAGCTCATCGCCGGATATAGTGTATCCGTTCTCACCCATGCCTTTAATTAACGGATACAGAAGGAAGTCCTTGCCACAACCTTCACCCGACCCCAACAGCAGCATGTGATTGATTTTTTCTTCAGGATGACGCAGGGTGAAAGCCATCCATTGTTGCATGTGTTCAAAATGTTCTTCCCATCCAAGCTTTCTAAAGTGTTCTCTCCATGGTGTGATATCACCAGGTTTACCTTTTGGCTGGTCCTGTTCGGTCCACATATTACCATATGTGATACCACCTTCCTGAAACATTAATGTTTGTTTCGGTGCATAATCAAGCTTGTCAACTTTTTTCACTCTACCATCTTGTAGTGCTATCTTTTTTGCTTCAGTATCTTCATGGCTGAAACTGTTTTGAAATGCTTCAGTTGAGAAAAATATTCTTGTTTTAAAATCATAGAATTGATTTAATTCTTTCACGAACATTACAGAATCATAGAAATCTGATTCTTTGACGTTTTTAATATACCATTGTCTTCTCAGGTCTTTAATGATCTCTTTGAAGTCTACCTTGCTCCACCTCATAATATCACATATTATATTATGCCAATGTTTCTGATCCATTTTCGGCAGGTCATCAACGTGTTTCAATATAGCAGCGGCTTGAAGTCTCGCTTCTGTTGTCCCAGGAATAGTTTTATGAAGGTCATTGCAAAGATTTTGTATTATTTCAGTTGCGTCAACCACCGGTGTATCAGCATGTTCACTCATGAAACTGACAGGTTGTGGTTCACCCATAAAACTGACAGGCGCAGTTGTCTGGAAATCTCTTGTTATCTGCCACATTTTTAGCTGATTAACAGACCAACCCGGCATCTGACTGTCAATGAAATTGAGCAGATCACGCCCTGTTCTATGTTGACACGCGCCATGGTGACATTTAAAACCGATAGAACCGTCATCGTTTGTGAACACGGCAGAACCAGAATCATCTGCACCGGTATGTTCTTCTACCCATGGACACCTTATATCAAATCTACCATCTGATCTGACTTCTTTAATATGGATCACATTAGGTATGTTGATCAAAGGATGGTCACTGATGGCAGTAGCACCATCGAGTCTATGCTCCCTTCTCAGGGCATCCAGATTGACAAGGAAAGGTTCAGCAAGCTGTTCCATGGTGACAGTATCAAAAGGGTTCCACAGTAGCATTCTACACTGCCAGGGTCTACCATTGACCAGCTTTGACAATTTGCTGTTGACACCTTCGGGTAGACGTAAATACCGGGTGACACCTTTCATGCCGGGGTCTTTTCCATCCGGTGCAAGACCATTAGCAACCAGACCGTCGAGAAGGTTTTCAACTCTGTTTCTGTCAGTGCATGGAGTGTTGAGAATATAACCCCATTGTTCAGACCCTTGTGATGTCTCTAATATCCAAGATGGTGACGGAAGTTTTTGAACTTGATCCATTGACAGTTTTTCTTTGACATCATCGAGAACGATACAGTGGGTTTGTCGGAATAACGACTTGCGTCTTCTGGCCTGGTTGTGATCATCACAGTAAAAAGTAGATATAGTGAAGTATTGATTGGTTCCCTGTGCCAGATTATACCGACAATAATAATCACCTTTCCACGCTATGAGATGTTTGTCTCTTGGTATGGCACCTGGGTCGTATATAAAATCTGTGACATGGCACCATAAATAATCATTACTGAATACCGCTTTTACAAACTCATCGTTTGTTATCATAAATCGGGTTCCTGTGTTTTTTGTGTCTGCCTTGTGTAATACTAACATTAGAATGTTACAAACGACAATATAAAATTTTAATCTTATTGTCAAACTTTTTCTTGACTTGTTTAACATTGTCCTTTATCATCCGTCTTGAAACTGTTGAAAAATAATAAAAAGGAGAATGACAGATGGCAAATGAAATCGTTGAAAACTTCAACGGAAATCTGGCAATCAGGATAAATTCTGATGATCTGGATAAATTTAAATTGAAATCCGGTGACATTGGGAAACCTTACCAAGTCATGATAAGGGAAATTATCAAAGCGTTTAATGATGGCAGAGTTCGGATCATTCCAACAGATGACCAGAAACAAAGTCTGAAAATTTACCAATAATTTTAATTCAGGAGAAATGAAAAAGAATGTCTATTGAATCAGTTTTAAAAAACCTTGTGGATGCAATTAACGCCAATACTGAAATGATGAAAAGTACAATGTTGACCCAAACAGATCAGACTGCTCCTGCTCCTGCTCCTGCTCCTGCTCCTGCTCCTGCTCCTGCTCCTGCTCCTGCTCCTGCTCCTGCTCTTGCTCCTTCTCCTGCTCCTGCTCCTGCTGCTGCTCCTGCTCCGGTTGTTGTACCGGTAGTAGTCA